TACCTATTTTATAATCCTGTTTTGTAAAGAATTCTAAACAATCAAAGTATATTAGTAATTCTAAATCTGCATCCGTTAAATTGTTATTTCTACAAGCCCAACGTCTAATGATTCTATAATGTTTTAATAACCCAATATCTTTAATATCACTTGGCTCTAATCTCATTATAATACAACTACTACATCCCCTAATCTTATAACCTGATATGTTTCTTTATCTATATCAATCTTGTGACCAGCATGACGATCATAAAATATACGATCCCCTTCTTTCACACCTACAACTTCATCTCCAATTGATAAGACATTAGCCTCTATATATCTAATATCTTCTCTTTGGTTTTCAGCAAGCATCAACCCACCTTTTGTTTTAGTTGTACCTTCTTTTATTTTTTCTATTATCAAACACTTACCTATTGCTCTCATTATGCTCTTAAATTATTAATTACACAATTAGTCGATAATATAGTTGTAGCTACAGATACTGCATTTTTTAATGCGCTTTTTGTAACTAATAAAGGATCAATAATTCCAGCTTCAACCATATTTACAGTTTCACCTGTTATTACATTTAATCCGTATCCCTGTTTTGATATAGTTTCAACAGGTGCGTTATCAATTCCTGCATTGTCCAATATCATTCTAAATGGAGCTTTAATAGCATCCAACAAAATGTATTGAGCTTCTCCAAAAGCATCTATATTATGTGAAGCATTTAATAAAGCAATTCCACCTCCTGAAACAATACCTTCTTTAATAGCGGCTTTAGTTGCACAAATTGCGTCTTCTACTCTATCTGCTTTTTCTTTTAATTCTATTTCAGAATTAGCTCCAACCTTTACAATTGCAATCTTAGCAGATAGTCTAGCTAAACGTCTTTCAAGTTTAATAACTTTTGGTTGTGGATTATTTTCTAATAAGGCTTTTTTAATATCCTCTATAATAGCGTTTATTTCTTCCGTAGGCTCTCCAACGTGTAATACTGTATCTTCGTGAGATGTAATGCTTTTCTTGCAAGTACCAAACACATCTGCTGTGAATAAATCCATATCATCACCAAGATCTTCGTTAATTACAGTTGCTCCTGTTAATAAAGCTAAATCATCTAATGTTTCTTTTTTACTTATTCCATAAGTGGGAGCATTGATAACATTTACTTTTATATTTCCCTTTACCTTATTCATCGCCAAAGGAGCAAGTACATTCTGTTCTAAATCAGCAATAATAAGTAATGGTTTATTATGACGTATTACATATTCTAATGCTGGTTGTATTTGTCTAATATTATCTACTGGAGATTCTATTATAAGTATTAATGGGTTTTCTAATTCAGCTGTCTTTGTTTTTTGGTTTGTAATGAAATGGCTATTTGTTAGTCCTTTATCATACTGCACACCTTCTACAACATCTAAACTACATTCTGGATCATTTGATGTTTCCATCATTACGATACCAGTTTCCCCAACGGATCTAAATGCATCACCAACTAATTTACCTAATTCAGGATCATTGTTTGTTGAAATTGTTGCAACTTGATCAATCATATCGCCTGTTACAACGATTTTATTTTTTTCTAGGTAATCCACAACTTTATCACACATTGTTTCAATACCTTCTTTTACTTTTCTAGTATTAGTTTCAGTTGACTTATAAGCTTCGCTTAAAATTGCATGAGCTAACACTGTTGCGGTGGTTGTTCCGTCTCCAGCTTCTCTTACTGTTTTTCTTGCTGCTTCTTTTAATAATGTAGCACCCATATTTTCAACTGGGTCTAACAAGATAATTGAGTCAGCAACGGTAACACCGTCTTTAGTAATTATTGGAGCGCCAGTATGGTCTTCAAGTAAAACACATTTACCACTTGCCCCAAGGGTAGATCCAACTGCTTTTGCAAGTTTCTCTATACCCATAAACACTTTGTCACTAGCTTCTTTACCAAAGCTTAGATTCTTAACTATTGCGTCTGCCATAATTTAATTTGATTAGATTGAATTGTATATTGTATATATTACTTATTTTTAGGTGTTTTTACCTTCCTTGTCCTTTATAGCTTTTTTTATATAGTTTTGAGGATTTGGAGTTTGACGTTTTACTTTTAGCATGAATGCCCGGTCTTTTTGGTTTTGAATCTAATGCCTTTTCTACTTTGTTAATTACTTTTGCCATTTTAAAATAAATTATATTCTACTATAATACCGTATCCTGATGGGTTGTTTGGCTGCGCAAAGTATTGTCCACCTAAACTAAACTTAGGAAATTCTAATAATAATGTTCCGTATATATATGGATCAACTAATGTTGCGTTTATAGTTTGTATACCTACATATCCGTGTATTTCCGGTTTTTTCCACCACCCAATTGCTTTGTCTTGTACAACTATAATTTCATCTTTTTTAGAGATGATTTCTTCTTTTATTTTAATAACTTCTGTAAGCTCTACAATTTGCTGATGAAGCACGTCAATTTCTTCTTCCTTTAATTCTAAATGCTTTTTACACAAATCTCCTTTAACAATATCTTTAACTACTTCTCTAGCGGTTTTCTCATTTAATACTATCTTTTTTATAGTATCTGTCTGTGAAAAACTGTTGAAGCTTACTAAAAGCAATAGTATCGATAACTTTAATTGTGTCATGTTCTAATTTTATTAATGTTTTTTGTTTCTCTATAATAATGTCTTTGTGAGATTTCAAACTATCCAGTGCTTTCCAGTGTGATTCCTCTTTTTGCTCTAACGCTTCAATTTCTTTTTCAAGACGTTGTTTTTCTATGAGCAACTCGTTTTTCTTCTCTATCCCATAAATAAGAAATAAGGCAAAAAACAATATTAAGATGGAGCCTAACCATTGTTGTTTTATAAATTTACTTATATGGTACATAGCTTGTTTTTCCTCCTTGCTTAACAGCTTTTAATATTTGCTTGCGTTGTTTACCAGTTGATTCGTAAGACACATGTACCCAGTCAGGGTTTTTATCTGTACCAAACTCCCATATTAATTGATCAAAGCTTAAGTTGTTTTTAATATAGTTGAATATCTCTGCATTTGTAATAGCCGTTCCGTCCATGTCAATATCAATAGCTTCCCCTGTACAATGCTGCGAAGATGAAGCTCCTCCAATTGCTTTATTTAAAGCTGCACTTCTATAACCTGAAGAAATATGGATTGGTTTTCCAAAATGCTTTCTAATAGGCTGAAATATATTCTCAGCTAGCTTTTTAAAGTTTTCAATGTGTTCTGGAGTTGGCATATTACTAACCCCTTTTCTTTTAGCAGTTTCTGATCTCATTACTTCCGCTAATGATAGATTTTCTGATAGTTGCATTATTGTTTGTTTTTAGTAAATTTATCAATTGATGTAAGGCCAAGTGCTCCAAAAGCGAATAGAGCTACTGATTCAACCAGCATGTCTGATGGCTTGATTGATTCATGGCTGAATGTGTTGGCAATTAAAGCTGCTACTAATGCTACAACGCATAAAAGCCCCGCTACTCTTTTAGATGAAATTCTATTTGTCTCATCACTTACTAGTTCTTTCCAAAATCCCATATCTTATTTTTTAATTGGTTTTTTAATCGGTTTTTTTGCCGGTGTTGTTTTCTTTACCGGAGGTTTTCTTTTTTTAACAGGAACTTGCACTTCCTTTTTGTCTTTTAAAAATTTCATTACAACATTGGCTAATAGAATAAATGCTAATGCCAATACGCCTATCATAAAGTTAGAGAATGTTTTTAAAAGATCTTGTATTTCTTTAACTAATGTAGTTCCTTCTGAACTTTGTAGATCTATAAGAGCGTTCGTGTCGTCCATGATTGGATTAATAAGATCATCAACTTTTCCAGAACTGATTATAGAGTCCGTGGTCGCAATATTTTTGTTATCGTCTACATTATCTATAAGTTCATCAATTAATTCGTCTGCGTCCTTTATTTGATCATTTACTCTATCTACGATTTTTTGTTCTTCTGGGCTCATTTCACATTTCAAGTACGCACTCCAAACTGAATCGCGAGTAACTCTCCACTTTTTAATATCTTTTAAGTTTTCTTTTACTTTCTCAACTTTAAATGTTCCTGTAAAGTTTGATTGAATTGGTGTTCCATAATAATCAAAAGATTTAGACAACCAAGGTTGAGGTTCTAAATTATTCTTAACAAGTCTGTCTGAAGTTTCATGTATCTTGTCATTTACCCATTTACCATAAATAGCTACACTAATCATGATTACGGTTAATGCAATCATTGGTATATTCTTATTCATTATTTCCTCGTTGTTGTTTTACGCTTTGCAGGAGGATTTTTGTGTGTAATCTTCCCTTGCCTCGCATTTGATATAAAATTAGATGGATCATCTGAAAAAGATCCAGATATTTTTGTTATTCCCTTTAATAGCTCTGGAGAGTTTAGCCCAACTAGTCCATATAAAACAGCTTTTAACATTGAGTTCATTTCAAACTGTTCCATTATAAACCAAGCTATACTAGATGCTATCATTGCAGCAGATATATTTTTTATAACAATATTAACCGGTGTTTCCTCTTCTGACACAACCAATCTTGCCACCATACCCGCTGCTCCAATTAAAGCTACAATCCATCCTCCTTTTAAAAATTTTGGTATAAATTCTTCTAAGTTAGTACTCATATTTGTTTTTTAAATTCACAATACAGTATTTTTTAGTCACACTAATTGTTACAATTATTCTTCTTGTTCTGATGTTTTTCCTTTTCTTTTATTTAATACCCAATCAAATATTTTCATTGAGGTATATATTATTGATATTAACAATAATACAACTTTTAGTATTGCTTCCAAATTTGTAAAGCTAATCATTAAAGTTAATATATTTAAAGCAAAAACGCGAATACTACATTGATCCATTACCCTATTGAAACTATACTTGTTATTATTCCATTCACAACTGTAACTCCTTGCAGATCCGCTGTTTCAAAATAACCTGTTGCGCCGGTTTCGCCTAGTGTAGTTATAGTAAGATTTACTAGATCAGATACTAAGAATGATTTTGTTGGTTCACCAACTTCTACTGTTTTTGTTCCAACAAGTAAATCGCTTGCTTCAATTTGAGCGATTGGATAACTGTATACTATTGCCATTTTTTATTTTTATTTATTAGTTGTTATTTTTAAATACTATAAGCCGCTATTTGACTTCCTGTTGTTGCAACTGTTGATGTGTTTTGTAGTCTGTCTCCAATACTTCCTGCTGTAAATCCACTTGATATCAAATAGTTCCAAAAATCAGCAGGACTCATTAAAAGCGTACCAACTGTATTATCAACAGGAATACCCGCTAATACCTGAGATGGTAAAGGTACATTTAAAGTTCCTGTATACAATCCTGAAGCATAAGTTGTTCCTAATCTTACGTTAGAAACAGCAGGAAAGTTTGATGTTGCTTGGTCTACATAAGTAACATTTGTTCCATCTGATTTTCTAAATTCAAAATATGGATTGTAAGCAGCGTTTATTCTTAATGTTTGACTTGCTATTGCAACATTATATCCATTTCTTAAAAATGGTCCTGTGCAGGTTAAAGTTGAAGTTGTTGGTGTGTTACAAGATAT